CGCCTCACCTCGAATGGTCCCGGATCGAGTCGGTGCTCCAGAAATTCCGCCGCTAATTCGCGCGCTCGTGACTTGCTCCGAACGCTGCGGAGCAGCATCCAACGGTTTTCTGCGAGGCTCCAGACGTTCCAGGGCATGACACACCGAAAGGGCGAAGGTTTATCGGTCTCACCAACAACGTAGACGCTCGTGGCTTGGCGTCGGACTTCAGGCTACCGCTTCCCTCGGCTTGCGGTAGGTCAGGGGCTTGGGACGCTCCAGGATGCCGTTCCGGAACAGGTGGGAGCACGTCGCCTCGATCGTGCCCTCGGCGTAGCCGTGCTGGGAGGTAAGGGGAAAAAGCTGATCGATGTGGTAGTCCACGCCGGGCTTCATGACCGTAAGCACAACCTCGGCAGCCTTGGGACGACCCTCCGGACGCGGGCGAGGCGCGCGCGGCTCCTTTGGCTTCTTCGACGACGTCTCGACAACGTCAACTTGATTGATGCTGACGAGATCGCCAGCGTTCTTCAGGACGTCGATGACTGTGGTCAGGTTACGGCTCGTCACCCGGATCAGCAGGTCGTACTTTTTCTCGGTCTTCACGGCGTTCTCCGTTGGGGGTTGAGATGGGGACCAGGGAGGGTCGGGGGTGGACCCTCCCTGGGTTCGCGTTAGGCTGCCTCGGCAAGCACCTGCCAGTCAGCCTTCGGCAACTCAATGACCTGGGCTCCGATGCGCTCCAACTCGGTGGCGCGGTCGTAGCTCTCGACATCCTGCGACAGGCGAGTGACCGCGTTGTACAGACCAAAGCGGGACAGGTCGCCGCCCTCGATCAGGTGCTTCAGCAGGCCCTTGCCTTCGCTCTCCAAGAGACCGAGGCGGCGGGTCGAGACTTCAACAACCTTGACGATGTCGCCACCGATCTTGTCGGCGTGCGAGCCCTCGATCTTGTCGACCAGGGCGTCGAACTTGGCCCGGTCGAACACCGCACGGACTACGTCACGAACCGTCGACCACAGCGCGGCGTTGTTGAGGCGCTTCGACTTGTCCGAGAGCATCGCGTAGAGATCGCCCTCGGCCACCTTGTGCTGAGCACCGACGTGGGAGCGACGCATCGAGCGCTCGCCGAACGAGGCGAGGTTCGAGCAGAACTGATCGTACACGCCGCCCTGGATCGACAGCGCACCCATACCAACCTCCGAGTTGGAGATTGTGATCGCCGGGCTGGTGACGCGGACGATGGTATGTCCGCCGTCGCCGAAGCGAGCGCCGGTCTTGGCCAACTCGCGCTCGACCTTCTTGTCGACCGCTTTGATGTAGAGCCGGCGATCGGTGATCTCGCAGGACATGATCGCGAGGTTCATGTCGAGCAGCACCGGGAGAACAGCCTCGGCCAGATCCTCGTTCTCCATGTCGGGAGAGAACTTATCCGACAGGAAGGCGCGAGCCTTGCCGTCGAGGGTGCGTATCATGCGCGGCGCCGGGTACTTCTCGAACCACGTGTTGACGTTGTTCTGCAGCAGGCCGGGGGCCTCCTTCAGCATGCGATCGTAGTAGGCCTTCGGGATTTCGGTGTGGCCGGCGATCTGCCCGTGGGCGATGTCGTTGATGCCGAACTGATGCTGGCCCCCGACGATCAGGCCGATGCCGGCCGCGCCGTCCATGTCGGACGTTGCGATCATCTCGGTGTGCTTGGTGGAAACAACGAGGTCGCGCTTGCCTTCGGCACGGCGCTCAATCTCGGCGGCGAGGTCTTGGAGGGAACGTCCGGTTTTCATAGTGATGCTCCTTGAGCCGCTTCGGGCTCGGTTGAAAGGTCCGGGGTGGCGCGCTTATGGCTGACCGGCACCCCGGTTAGTTCGCTGGCCGTGACGACTGATTTAGTGCGGTATTGTCGCCCCACCACTGGGGGATTTTTTTATTCCCGCGCCTCCCAAGTCGTCCGTTTCGGGTCTTTCACCTATTCGAGACTTGGGCAGTCAGTCGTCACGTCCAGTGACCGGGTTATGGCAGAACCAAGAGCCCGTGTCAACTGTATGTTTACTCGGCAGCCTCTACCCTGGCTTTGGCCCGCTCCACCCGCGCCTTCAGCGCCTCGTAATCATCCGTCGAATACAGGTGCCCACGGTACTTCACATCGAACCGGTCGAGGATGTCCGGAGGCACGTGGCAACCGGGTTGCCCAGGCTCCGGGCCCCAGATCTTTTTCCACACCCAGTTCGAGGACCAGATCAGCAGCGCGCTGGACCAGTCCTTTCGGGTCGCGGTCTCCCAGAATGGTCGATCAGGAGCGCCCACAGCCTTGGGCCCCGGCGCCGAGGCGGTCTCGTAGGTGCGCCCGTTGAGCCACGTTGTCATGTGCATGATCTTGTCCTCGGGGCGACCCTCGGCGCGCATCGCGGCGGCGAACAGCGGCAACGCGGTCCGCACCCGCGACTGATTTTCGTCGTTCAGCATGCGGTAGAGGTCCCACGCTTTTTTCTTTGAGGTGTTTTTTGTCCGAGGATACTGCTCCCAGAGCGCCTCAAACTCGGCAGAGTACGTATATTCTTCCTTACGGTTCTTTACGGTTATATGTCCGGCCACCTTGGTGGCCGATGGTGACCCCTCTTTTTGGCCGGAGGGGGTACCGGCCAAGTTGGCCGGTGGGTGGCGAACAAGGGTGATCATGGACGTATCCTTGCCACCATCATCCCGACGCCGATCTTCCACGGTAATCAGCCCCAAGTCGACCAACTCCGAAAGGCGGCGACGCAGGGTCCTCACCGAGATTTCGGTGTCGAATGCGATGCGCTCCTGCCGATGCCAAGTCTGGTCCTCGGTGTTGGCGTAATTTGCTAGCGTCATCAGCAGGATCTTGAGGACTGGATCTCCGACCCGCGTCTCGATTGCCCAATTGATAGCTTGGATACTCATTGTCCGACCCCCATGTCCCTGACTGCATTGCAGGCGATGTCGCAAAACAACTCGACTGGACCCGTCGGCCCCATGCGCTGCTTGGCGACGATCGCCACCAGCTTGTTGTGGGCGGCCTCCGAGTCCTCGAACCACTTCAGATGCTCTGGCGTGCCCGTGGGTGGCTCCGCGTTCTGCAGGTAGTAGGCAGCGCGGTAAAGGAAGATCACCGCATCAGCGTCCTGCTCAATCGATCCTGATGACCGCAGATCCGACAAGATCGGACGCTTGTCCTCGCGGCTCTCGACTTGCCTGGAGAGTTGGCACAGCAGCACCACCGGGATCTTCAGCTCCTTGGCGAGCGCCTTGCAGGAGGCGGTGATCTCGCCCAACTCGTAGACCTTGTTGCCCTGGTAGCGGCCGGACGGCTTCACGAGGTCGAGGTGGTCGATCGCCAGCAGGTCGAGCCCGCCGTTGCGCTTCATCCGGCGCGCGCGGGTTGCGATCTGGGCCATGGTGAGGCCCGGCTGCTCCTCGATCTTGATGGGCAGGGCCTCGTTCATCGAGGCAGCGTCCCGCACGTACTGGAACATGTTCTCGTGGAACGTTCCGGTGCGCAGGTTGCTGTATGGCACATTGGTGCAAGAGAAGTCGAACATCGTGTCGGAGATCATCCGCTCGGCGAGTTGCTCTGCAGACATCTCCAGCGAGGCCACCATGGCCGGGTGGCCGCGCCTCGCGACATTGCGCAGGATGGTCGACAGGATGGCGGACTTGCCCATCCCAGGCCGGCCGGCGATCACGATCAGGTCGCCAGCGCACCACCCTCCCATCTTGCGGTCGAGATCCTTCAGCCCGGTCGCCAGCCCGACCAACCGGCTCTCGTTCTGGTAGGCCTTGGCGATGCCGTCGACCGCCCTCGTCATTGCGATGCCCATAGAAACGGCTGGGAGACCCGCTGATGCGCTTGCCGAGACGACGGCGTCCAGAGCCTCGATCGCCTCGGAAGCGTGCTGGGCGGCGTCCGTATCGGCTGTGGGGTACAAGATGCGGGCAATGTCGGCCAACCGGCGGCGATCCGCCATCTCGCGCACCACCCTGGCGTAGTCGACCGCATTCACGATCGTGGTGGCCGAGGCGGCCAGCCGGGCGATGTAGGCTCCGACCGTGATTTCCCCGATCGGCGCATCCTCCAGGAACGCGCGGATCGTAACCGGGCTGATCTTCTTGCCGGCGTCGATGTGCTCGGCGGCGATGCCGTAGATTTTCTGGTGGATGTTCTCGTAAAAGTCCGCTGCGGTGACGACGTCACTAACCCGGACATAGGCGTCGTTGTTCATCAGGATGGCGCCAAGCAAGGCCTGCTCGGCCTCCAGCGACACCGGTTCCCACGTCACATTTTTCATAAAAGTTCCCTGCCTGTTTTGACTGGGCAGGGGTTGACGCGATTGGATCAGAACCATAAGTTCCGGGTCGCGCCACTGCCCAATCGCCGCGAACGATTGGTTTCTCGGCCCCGGAGGGTACTAACCTTCGGGGCCGCTTTCATTTTGTGGGACGATTTGGCGCGTTCGTCAATGGCTCCCACGAGGCTCCCTTTTTGAGATTATCCGGAGCCCACAAGGGCTGGTAGTTCGTGTAGTGAAAACACACTGCCAGTTGATCTGGATCACTCAAAATAAAAGAGCTGACTGGCCGTTTATGGTCGAGGTGCCACCGCCCCTCACCAGCACCCCAATTATCCCACGACATGCCGGGCAGCCATAGCGATTCGATTTTCGACCGAAATGCTTCTATCGAGCACCCCAGCAAAAGAACCGCGCGGGACTGCCTTGATCGTCGCAGGCCTTGGCTTTTTAAGGCCGACCTAATGCGCGCCGACATCACAAATCCCATGCGAAAAGACAGATCAGTCTCGAATCTAACGCTTCGCTTTTTGATGCGAGCCGCACGCTGTTCCGGCGTAGAAACTCTCGGCTTAATGCAACACGACTTACACCGGGAAATGATCCTCCCGTTACTGCGGCGCCAAAATCGATCGATCGGAAGGGTAGAGCTGCATCCGCTGCAAAACTTTTCAGAGCCGGCCCGATGGCCCTTCAGGAAGCAATCACGGCAAGCACTGGCTCGGAAATCCATAAGATCGCCGCAAGCGCATTTTCGAACATTCCACGCCAGCATCAGTGCCTCAAAAAAGCTATCGCCTTGGTCGTGGACCA